GATACAGTAACTGACTGACTTATTCTTGCTTTATATCCACCATAAATTGCAAAATGTCTTGATGCTACATTTTCATTTTCTGAATCAGTATTTTTAATATTTGATGATAGTCCAAATCCATAAACTCTATTTGCACTAGAAGCATCACCTCTAACTGTAAATGAAGTAATTCCTATGACATTAGTGATAGTACAAACTCCAATACTTGGAGTTGGTCCAATTTGATCATCAAAAATTACCTTATTCCCAACTGCAAAATTATTTGATTGTTGAGTGACAATAGTTGTAGTATTAGTTCCAGAATCATAAACTGCTCCATCTGGGGATACTCTTATTTGATATGCAGGACCACCAAGAAGAATTACTCCTTGTTCTGGTGTTTCTGGATATCCAAGATTATTATAATATGTAATTGTATTTGATGTTATAGATTTAATAAGAAATGTGCCATTATTTCTTGAATTTGTGCATCCAAGAATTTGAATAGTTTCCAAATCAGAAGGAGATTGCTTTACTTCTGCCACTATCACGGTAGAAGTATTTGGAGATCCTGGTATACCTCTAAGAGTCAAAGCATCTCCAACAGTATACCCAGATCCAAAGTTTTGAATGGTTATTCCAGTTACTATATTGCCAGAAACAGTTATGTTTGCTGTTGCATTTGCTCCAGTTCCTTCACACAAAGGAATATCATAATAAGTTCCATTTAAAAATGCAGATCCACCAGAACTAATTGTTAATCTTTTAACTCCACCAAAACCATGGTTTATTGAAGTAGTAGCAGTACAAACTCCAACTCCACCTGCAACTATTGTGTCTTGATAAGTTGTAATTCCAGTAATATTTTGACCTAAGTTAAAATCTCTTAAAAATGATGATGCAATTTCTTTTGTAGTATTATTTTTTACATCATTAACATTTACTATTCCTATTTGAGATCTTGATGCTTTACTAATAGTTCCTTCTGGATCTGGATTTGAATTATCTAAATCTAGTTGTGGATAAAGGTTTTGTACACTTTGAGATAATTTATATGAACTTGTATTGAATGGAGTGATAGTGGGAGTATTTTTAAATAAATTCACAGTTGCATGATAAATTCCATCATTAACTCCTTCCTCATACCTGGAAATAGTATCTACATCATAAATTACATAATCATTAGGAATTGTTTTCTGTACAAAATATGGAAGATCATTTCTGTTTGCATCATATATGGTATAAGGTGGAATTCTATAATTAGATGTTTGAGCACAATCTCTTACCGTCAACCAAGATTGTGTAGTAGATACTCCAACTGTAATTGTTCCAGGATCTCTAGTAATAGTATAAGTAAATCTAAGTTCATTAACCACTGAATTTACAGTAAATCCGCCATTATAACCAAACCCAGTCCCCAACCCAACTGGATTTGGTTCAGATGAACTCTTTAGTTGATAAATTTGTATATGATCTCCAACTTTAAGATTGTGAGGTCTACTTGTAACTATGGTTACAGTTCCAGTATCATACCAAGCATCAATAATAGCACCTTTATTCCTAATTAAAGAAATTTCATTATTTGAGTTTGATATTAATTCTTCAGATTCTGCTTGATATAGCAATGAACTTAATGAATTTGATGATCTTTGAATTGCAAATCCAGAACTAATATCAGATGCAGATGATGCTTCCTTTGGAATAAAGAATCTAAATCTATATGCTTTATCAATATTTGATCTACTATCTATTTTTCTCTTAATCAAAGATGATGTAGGACCTATACTAGCAAGAGTAGAAAAGAAAGATGTTGCTCCCAATCCTACAGAATTAACTCCAACATACCAATTTTGATTAGTAGTGTCAAATTGAATTGGATGACCAACATCTCCAACTTTTTTTTCATTTATACTACTTACAAAAACTAAATTTCCAGTAGAAATTCCTATTTGATTCTTAATATCTACTGGAAAAACATCATTTTCTGCATTAGTTGCATTGTTGTATAATCTAATCCCATTTCCACCAGTCAATCTAACATTATAAAGTTTATTATAATCTAAACCATCTGGAAGAATCGCATTCTTAGCAATAATTTTTCCATTACAACCAGTTGAAATTCCAGAAATACCAGATAAAATTATTATATTTGTTGATGTATCAATTGAACTTACATTATATTCCAACCTATAAGATGGATTAATTGGAATGGAATACTCTACATTTGCAGTCTTATAGAGAAGTTTATCATTTTCTTTTGCTCCAATAGTATATCCTCTTATTTTATTAGGTGGAGGTGTTAATACATCTGTATATCCATCAAAATATACTCTTGTTTTTTGATTGGCAGCAGATAATGTAGTTGTTAAAGATGAATTAATTTTAACATAGGTAATATTATTTTCAATTTGAGATAAATCTTTTGGTTGAATAATATGAGTAATGTAAGCATGATTATCCTTTGCTAAAGTATCCTTCTTATAATCAGAGGAGAATAAAGCAATTTGTCCAAAATTACTATTTGAGTTTGTGATTGATTGGTCTCCACCAGTATCTGTTACAAATTGTTTTGCATAACCAATAGCAAAAATAGACACGCATTGAATAAATGAATCATTAGATGCCTTAATGTGAAAAGTTTCCCATGAAGGTCTGTATCTTGCACTTGATGATTGATGTAAAAACTTATCTACGCCAAAATTATCTTGGAATTTATATGAACCAGAAACTTCATCATATTCAGTAAATGCTCTATCATCTTTTTGCAAAGAAATCCCAGTAAACTGGGCAGTAACCATAGACTTAAATCCCTTTGCTTTTGATCCATCTGCATGAAGACCATTCATTCCATAAACAGACTTCAAACTACAATTGAAGACATATGGAGATGCAGAAGATACAGTATCTGAAATAACTTTTACTGTTGCTCCAATTACACTTGGATTAAGAGTTTGTGTTGGTACATTAGAAAGTAAATATGTAAATTGAGTAGCACTAACTACTTGAGCAACTATGAAATTTCCATTATATTCTAATTCAGTTGTAGGACCCTCATTCTGACCCAAACCAGAAATAATGATGGGAGTAAATGGAGATAAATTATGAGGAGATTGAGTCTGAATCGTAATAACTGCAGTTCCAGAAACTCCATTTCCAGAAACAGCACTAGTTATGACAATAGAACCAGTTCCCAACTCACCAACAATTCTATTCTCATCTACATTTGCTTGAAGATTACCAAATCCATCAATAACGCTTCTTCCTGATTGTGCACCAAATCCAAGACTTAACTTATAATAATAATTTTCTAAGTCAGTATGTCCAGTATCAATGTTATTTTTTACAATATTATTTGCATCATCTGCATATTCAAATGCAGTTAATTTATGATGAGAAAAATTAGGAGTTACTGTATTGCTAGAATATCCATTATATGCCTTTCCTATGGGATCTGCATCAAAAATAGTAAATCCAAAAATATAACAAGCACCAGTTAATTTAAAAATAGCTGCTGGATCAATATTATCATCAACTGGATTTGGTACAAATTTTGGTCTTATCTTTGTCTTTCTAAGATCTTGTGCTACTATAGAAGTTCCTTTTGGTACAATAACTCCACCATCTAAACTATTATAAACATAAAGTTGATTGGATGGATCAGTAAGATCAAAATTACTTGAAATATTAAATTCAGAAATATTTTTAGTTGCACCATTTACATCTTTTACTACATTGGAACCATCTACCCAATATCCAGGTCTATTATCAATATAGTGCGTTCCAGAAGATATAAAAATTGTGGTCTGATCAAATAAGTCGTTATTTACTCCAGGCACATAAGCAAATCTTGCTGCCTCTATTAATGCCCTTTGAATTGTTTTAAAAGGTCTAAGTCTTGAATTTCCCCTATTTTCAATAGAATCAGTAGAATCTAATTCATTAGGATCTACATAAAGGGTATTTCCATTCAAATTTTTCAAAAAGTTCTCTAGTCTCGCTAAAGGCATTGTAGAGTATCCTTACTATATTTTCTTCTTTCTTATTTATCAATAAATAGGATTACTAACCTTTTGTGATTTATGGCAATTAGTACAAATACTGAAGCGCTTATTGATCTATATGAAAAAAAAGTAGAAGATGACCAAAAACAATTAATTCAAATTAATCAAGTAATAGCAGGTTTTGAAGTTGATACTGGAACTGAAATTGTTAAAATTAATGGAGTAACTGAAACTCTCACAAATTTTAATGTTCCAATAAGTGGATTAGACAGTGAAATTGTAGGAATAAATTCAAGTATATATGTTTTATATCAAGACATTGTTGGTATTGGAACTCAAGCAAATTTTGATGGATGCCCTGCAGTTGTTGATATAAACACAGGAATCACAACAGTATATGCAGATGTAGTTAGTTACAGAACTTATAATTTTACATTTCCAAATGTTTTTGGAACTTCTACTGGAACTATTACAACTGCAAATTCAGGAATTGGAACTCAGACATTTATTTCACAAGTTGCAATTGGAACTTACTTTGAGTTTGATAGTGGGATAGGAATTTGTGGAATTGCATCTGCAGCAATCAATACAAAATTATCACAAATCAATACATTAGCATCTCAAAGAAATTCTTATGTCACAAATGTAAACTCACTAAAATCAGCAAGAGTTAAATATCAATTAGAACAACTTGGATATAATCAATCATTAGTACAAATTAATGCTCAAATTGCAAACAGTAATGCAGTTTTGAACATATTAAAAGATTCATCATTACAACAATTCTTCTAAAATTGGTTTTTGGCATTTTTTACCCAGAATTTTTTGGGGACCTTTTTTGGAATTAAAAGTCAATTTTAATTTTGGTAACTTAATTCTCCACGAATTTCTGCAAGTTTTGCCTCTGCATATGCAGAAACACAGGTCCAATAGGTTTCTCCACTAACAAGATTTTCATCTGCATAATGAGAAGCAACATCATCTTGCAATTCATTTAAGTCTTGTAGTTGAGTTCTGGAGATCATCATTGGTTGGTCTAGTCTTACTTACCTATACATCATAACACAGTCCAGAGCATTTTGGGCAAGGAGTGGACAGTTGTTTAACTGTCTCATTTATATTCTCTATCTGTTGCTGCTGTTCCTTAATTGCTTCAATTAATACTGGGATTAGACTGGTATATGCAATTGATTTATATTCTCCATTATGAATTACTTGAGGTATAATTTTTTCAACTTCTTGTGCTACTAGTCCCAATTCATGCCCCTCATAATCAATTCTATCATACTCCACCCCTTGAAGTTGAAGAACTTTATCTAAACAATTTTTTAATGGTTCAATATTTTTCTTTAGTCTTACATCTGATGTAAGAACTGGTGCACCATTGACTCTAAATAACCCATAAAAATCATGAAGAACTGCTGAGTTTGGATTAAATGGAACTGCCATAAAAGCACTTGGAATTGCTTCAGTGTGCCCTCCCACTTCTGTTGTATATCCAATGTCAGTTATAAACCCAAGAGTTGTATCTACTCCAAATTGAAAATTTGCTCCAAATCCAAGTTCTGATCCTGTCCTATAATACAACCCAAGTTGGTTTGTGATTCCTGTGAAATTATTAATACCAGTTGTTTGTAAAGTAAAAGGTTTTGTTGGATCTAAACTTGGCCATAAATCTACAGTTGCTATAGATGGAATAGCAGCAAGTCCAGCTTGAATTGATTCAGTATCTACTGTGTTTACATATGCCATTATAGACCTCCGAAGACTAATGTTTCTACTAATTTGTCTACAAATTCACCCAAATTTGTAGGAATTAAAGATGCTTTTGGTTCTATGATAGTGACTCCAGCATTTCCTTTCATATAAATTGGACCCTTTGATGCTAGAATTAATTTATTTCTAGCTCCAATTGCAATATTGGCAGCACTTAATCTAATACTATCTCCAGCTTCAATAATGATATTTTGAGCTGATCTAAAAATAAATGCTTCATCTGCAGCAGAAGATTCAAATCTAATTTCTCTTGCTGCAAGCGTCAATATCCCATTACCAGCATCTATTCTAAGATTTTTACCACTAGATTTAATATTAAGACCATCTCTAGCATTACTATCAATATTATCAGATATGTCACATGGATTTCCATGCAACTCAAACCCACCATCTTTAAAAAGTTTTACATGAGCACCAGAAGATGAATGTAGTTCAACTTGTCTCACTCTTCCTGGAATTATATCTTCTCCTATAAAAAGAGTTCCATCCTGAGGATCACTTATAACAAACCCAGTCTTTTCTTTAGATTCTGGTCTTATTGGAGTTGTCATTGTTTATCAGCACAAAGAATTACTTTTTGTATCAATTTCAAATTTTCTAAATCTGCTGGTGGTTCACCAACCTTTATAAACTTAAGAATTGGAACTAGAATAGCACCAGATCCATCTAAAGTATTTATTGCCAATTCAGGAACTGTCTTAATTATTCCACCATTAACGATCTTAACATCAATAATTCTACCACTAGAATCAATGGTTGGATAAATTTCAACTCCAGTATCACAATAGATGTTATAAATCAAATCTTCCTCAGTATATCCAACGCCAGTATTGATGATAATAACATCAGAAATATATGCAGTGTATTCTGCACCATCATCACCAATTGGATTAGTGATACATGGATCTCCAGTTGGACCAATATATTTCATACCATTACTAGACATGTAAACACTATCAATTTGCCCATTGTTTAAAATTACAGTTCCCCTTGCTCCACCACCAGTATTACATGCATCATCAAATGACACATAAGGTGCTGTACTATAACCTGATCCAAAATCAGTAAGATTTACTCCCATCACTTGACCAAGAACATCAACAACAACTGAACCAGATCCACCACTTCCTCCAAATCCACCAAAGAAGGTGACCTTAGGAAGTCCACAATTTAAAGTAGTTCCATCACATGATGAGTATGCAGCAAACTGTTCCTTAGTTACGCCCAATGAAGAAAGAAGATCATCACTTGGATCACCTCCACTATTTTGACCCAACCAATTTTCAAATTGTTTAGATCCATCAGAAAATAAATTCCTTACTCCTTGTGCTGGAGAATAACTTATAATTTTTTGGAAATTTACATTTCCCTTTGGAATAAATCCTTTATTCATTTCATAATCAAACTCTTCCTTGCATTTTGCATCTTCACATTGAAAAAATGAAAGAACAGTTCTTGCATAACCAATTGCCTGAGAAACAATACCAGCAACCTGCCCAATTCCTTGACCCAAAACAGAAGTAAGTTCTTGAATTGCTGGTCCTATTGCATTACTAATTTCATTAGAAATAGTTTGCATCATACTACCAATAAAAGATTCAACTGCACAAAGAGGGATTGCAACAACTTTACCAACCATTTGCCCAAGAAAATCAAATACAAATTTAGTAATTTTCTTAAGGATACTTTGAAAAGAACACCATATTCCATCAACTATCTTATCTGTTGCTAATTTTTTTGCAATAATTAAATCTTTAGGAAGAAGTCTTTCAATTATATCTCTAAGACCCTTATAGATTTTTTCTATAATAAAATCTCTAATAATTTTTACAAAATCAGATAGACCATCTGCAATTACGGTTGCAACCTCCTGTATAAGATTTGGAATATTTTGAATAGAATTTAAAACAGGATTTATATAAGTATCAATAACATTTTGAATGGTATTCAATGCCTTAATAAGTGCCCTAAGTGCTTGTGCTATTTTGGATATTATATCAGTTCCAGTTTTACAGGTAGAAACAGTAGTTACTATTGGTGCAGTTCCTTCCTTACTTGCTGCTTGTTTTTGACTCTCCTTTTTATCTGGAGTTTGTCCAGTTGGCAATGGGATACCAGAGTCCTTTGGTTTAGTTCCATCAGTAGGTATGTTAGATGGATTTACTATTTGAGTTCCAGGTTTAAATGGTTTAAACCCATTGGTCCCTAGATCAAATCCATTCAGATGTTCAATAGATGCTCCAGAAAACAATGCACCAATAATAACTGGTTGTTGTCCATCATCACCATCCATGAAGAATCCAATGACTGCCTCTGATCCTCTTGGATTAAAACTTACTCCAGAACCACCTTCTCCAGAACCCATACTTAATGGAACTAGAACATGTGCCCAAGGAAGATCTTCATCTTTAACTATTGAAGATTCATCAGGATGATGTCCAACAATTCTAACTTTAGCTCTATATCCATTCTCGGTATTCTTATACTTGGTTACAATACCAACAAACCATCTAAAAGAATCTCTTCCAATAAAATTAGGATTAATTAAAGATTGTTCTATTAACATTATTTTTAATAAATTTTACAAGTTTTAAAATTCATTTTGCTACTCCATAAGAATCTCTTACCAACTCCAATCCAGTAAGACCTTTATTATCAGCAAACACATGCTTAAGTTTGCTTACAATGTATTTACCAGATTTACTTTTATCTTTTAGTCCTTTTCTATCATCTTCTTTTGTTATTTGTCCAAATTCAATATTGATTACATCTGATACAGTTAAATTTAAATTTAAAGGTACAGTTATATTTAAGGTCTGACTGAATAATAAATTATATCTAGTTACACTTTGTGCCTGATACTCCATTCTTTTATCTGGGTTTTCCAGTTTGCCACTCTTATCCATTTGCCCACTATCTAACATCTTAACCATCAATCTTGATGGACTATCTTGTAGTCCATTTGGTATTTCAGGAGAATCATCATTTCCAGAGTGATTCATTATATCATAACTCCCAGATAACTTATAGACATTAGCATAAAATTTTCTAGTATTAGTATCAAAAAAATAATTAATACTTGAATACATTCCAATTCTCAAATTATCTAAGACATTAACATTTTTACTAAAAACTGGAGGAGAGGTTATTCTAAAATTTGATTGTGAATCAGCTGGACCAGGAACAATTTCTCTATAACTATAAGTTTCCTTTGCCTGTCTATTTCTATCAAATAAAGAATCTACACTTTTAAAATTATATCCATCTTTGTTTTCAAAAAATAAAAATCCTGCAGTTCCTTGTGTATTTCCAGACTTACCTCTTTCTGTTTGTGGTATTCCTTTGGGACACAACCACCCAAGTACAGTAAATGGTTTTCTAGCATTGCCCATAAATGAATATTTGTTTACGCTCTTTTCTATATTACTACTATTATATCTTTTTGTTTTTAATTCATCCTTTAAAATTTTAGAAACAGTTTCATCTAAGGTCAAATCATATCTTCTAAAAACTCTAGATGTTTCATTCACAAATACTTCACCTGGAACTAAATCCAAAGTAAATAATTCTTTAGTAGACTCAGTGGTAGAGTTTCCAATATTATAAATGTAATAAGTATTATTAGTTTCATCTAAAGTAAACTTTGATTTAGTTGCACCTTGTTCTATAATCAATCTTACCTTTTCTCCACCCCTGAGTTTTAGTTTAGACAAAGCTCCACCTGTATTAACAATTAGTATGGAGACATAAGTTACTGGAGAAGTTATATCCTCACTATAAGTTAATCCAGCAATAGATTGAGAAAGGTCTATAAAACCTTCTTTAGTTTCTACTGAAAATTCTATTATTTTATAATTAAAATATGATGCCATTAACCTAATGCACTATAGTACAACATCTTTAATAAATTTCTGTCTGCATCACTCTGAATATTTAGAGATGCTGATGAAGATGTTACATATTGAATTTGTGGAGGCATCATTGGAATGGGAACTTCAATTACTTCTGGGGGCATAGAATCCATAGTCATTTGATATTTCTTAGATTTACTAGTAATGTAATTAATTATATCTGTAGGTATATTTTGAAGAGGATCTCCACCAGATTTGGTATGATAATTATCCATTGGAATAATCAGTTCAGTTCCATGTAAAAATTCAAAGTATCCAGTTTTTGGACCCACCGATATTCCACCTTTATTCTTTCCTTCCTTTGCCCTTTCAACTGAGAGTGGGGATGAAATTCTATTTTTAACCCCTCTTACTACTGGAAGTGGATCTGTTGGTGTTTTTCCATCAGGATATACTTCAAAGTGCAAGTGAGTGTTACCTCCAGATGCTGCAAGATTTCCTATTTGTTGTCCTCCATAAACTACTTGCCCAACAGAAACACTAGGAACCACATGAACATACCTTGTAAGTAACCCCCCACCATGATCTATTTCTATGAATCCTCTATATCCGTTACTGTTGGCAGCAATAACTTTTCCAGTTTTATATGCAGAAACAGCAGCTTCTAATGCACCACTCCAATGAGTCATATCTAATCCTTGATGAGGCCTGCTACCCCCATCTCTTGATGCTCCAAATCCTTGACTTGCACTTACTCTTCCTTGTGTCCCTACATCACCTCCAGGTAAAGGCATAAAAGTATCACCAGATATTGGACCGTCATATGCCCCACCAGGAGGAATTGACGGTGATGGCATGTTCACACCTTCATTATATGGATCATCAGTACTTAGACTACCAGTAAATGACAAAGAAAACTTTTCAAATTTAACTAATGCTTTTTCATAACTAACAAGAGTTTTTGCAAAGGTCAAATTACTTTTTTCTTTATTTACTAATGCTTTTTGTGTTTCTGTTTGTTTCTTTAACTTATCTTTATTCTTATTTTTATCTTCTTCTTTAGCACTATGTCCAAGCAAATCTCTAGTAAGGTTAGTTAAATCTAAAGCAAAGGAAGCAATAGAAAGTAATCCTGCAATTGGAAGACCAATCCCACTTGCAGCAAGTCCAGCTGCAGTAGCATCAAGTGCAGCACCAGTACCTGCTATGGCAGCACCAGGTTCATCCCCTGCTTGTGCCCTAAGTGTAGCATCAGCAGCACCAACAATTGCACCAACTCCAGGTATTATTGCAGCACCAAATTTTCCAAATGATTTTGCTATCCTCCCACCTTGAGTTGCAGATTGAACTACATCTCCTCCTTGTCTAGATTTTTTAAGAGCATCACCACCAAATCTATTCTTAAAATTTTTATCCCCATATCTACTTCTATATCTGTCTTGTGTTTTTTGATTTACTCTTCTTCCATTTACATCAAACCCTCTTCTAACATTTGGTCCTCTATTGAATAAAGCATTTCCTGCCATTCCTAATAATCCAGGACCTAGTAATGCTGCAGCAGCAACCAATCCTGGAGATAATGCTCCAAGTAAATCTCCTTTTAATAATTTTTCAATTGAATTAAATGCTGCTAATGTACCTATTGCCTTGAGTGGATCATCTGCAGACCCTTTAGCGAAAAAAGATCCTGCAAATTTTGGAAGTTTTGTTTTTTTAGGTTTCTTTTTAGTTTGTTTTTGATATTTTTTATCTTCATCATTTTGAATTGTATCAATTCTTTTTTTATATCTAGATAAAACTGATAATTGTGTCTTGCGTTGATAAACACCTTTCTCAAAAGTTTTTCTCAAAGCAATAGTAGTCTTCTTTGCTTCCGTGGAAACTTCAATTAAGTTATGAATCTTAGTTATTTTTGCAATAACTCTAGGTTTTGGTTTTGCTAGTAAAGTTTGAGTGTCCATTTGTTATCCTAGATCCACTATATTCCAACCAGTTCTGAATATTTTTCCATATACATCTGAATCATTAGAAGCATTAACACTTGCCATTTCTGAGCTTCCATTGTTAGTAAATGCCCCACCTCCAGTAGATCCTGTCAATTGGGGAATTGGAACTATAGCAATTGATCTACCACCATTTGATGATGTAGCACTAACTTCTCTTGGAGGAGTAGGAGTAGCAGTGGGAGGTGGAGTAACTGATCCTTTTAAATTTTTTCTACCCTCCTCTAAATCTGATGAAGTAACTTTCTTATTGGCTGACCAGGTATCATAAGATTTAGATTCTCTTAAGAGTTTTAATGCTGCTTGTGCATTAGTAGCTGGATCTCTTAATTGATCTGGGTTAGTAATTCCCATTTTTTCTAACCAACTTTTATGTGCTTTCCAATTAATTTGAAAAAGACCAATTGAATATTCTCTTTGCATCTGAGGATCAAGACCAGACTTTACAGTATCAATACTAGGATCTCCACCAGACTCATGTCTTCCAATTGCAGCCAATCTTACTGCTTCATCATCAGTAGCACCAACTTTTTTTAATAAAGAAACCATGCCTGCATTATCAAATTGAGATCCAGTAACACTACCCCTAACACTTGGATCAGTATTAACTTGATCATTACTTATTGCAGAAGCATCATTTGTTCCCCCATCAGCTCCTCCACCTCCTCCACCTGATCTCCTACCTGGTTCCCCACCCTTCTTAATTAATAATAAATCTACTGCCTTCTCAAATTTTTGATTTAATTCTTGAAATTTCTTAAGGTCATTTTGAGTAATAGAAACTAATCCTTTTTCTGTTAGTGCTTTCTGTTCTGCAGTAACTTCTTCAAGTCTTGTTTGACTTTCATCAGATTCACCATCTTGTCCTTGTTGAGATGCTGCAAATGCCCCACCCAAAGCAAGAGCTCCAGCCCCAAGAGCTAAAGCAGATGAGAACTTACCAATTCTAGGAACTCTACTTACTGTAGGTGCTGGTCTTCTCATTGAAGGTCCTGGTCTACCTCCAATCATTCCTTTACCAAATCCCTTAAAAAGATTCTTTAATACTAATCCAGCAATCATTGCACCAATTTGAGGAATGAAAGTTATTCCAATTCCCATAAGAGATTTGAAAACTTGCATATAATCGCCATTCATTAAACCTTCTATTAAATTAAATGCTGCTAATCCTCTTATGGCTCCTCCAACACCAGAAAAGAATCCTCCAATAAATGGTTTAATAATATCCTTCAAACTATTCTCATCACTACCAAGATCTTTCTTTGAAAGTTTTCGTCCTCTATTGGAAATTCTTTTCCTATAATCTTCAATTTCTTTTTTATTTTTTTCTTGAGTTTGCTTATAATCATCTGCTATTACTTCTTTAATTTTATCCAAGTTATCATTAATTTGAACAAGATCTAAAGTTAATCTCCCAAGAGATGATACTACTTTTTTAGGTGCTACTGATTCATTTTCTTCTTGAGATACCTCTGGTGTAATATTTTCTGAAATTTCTTTAGGAATAGTTCTTTTTGGAACTATTCCAGACATCTTAGTTGTCTTTTCTGAAATTGTTTTTCCAGGTCTAAAGGAAGTTGCACCAGAAATAAATGATTGTGCTTTTTCTTTTTGTGCTTTTTCTTTTCGTTGTTCATCTATTTCTTTCATCCTAGATTCTAATGCCCTTTCTTCTATCTTGGCATCTGTTTCTTTGCGAAAAGGTTTCTCAAGAAACTCTTCTACTAACCACTCATAATATT